TCCATCTCCCAGTCTTTCAGGCCCGGCAGGCGGTTCTTGGTGGTCTGGCTCATCGCCGTGTTCTCGGGCGTGTCGGCCTTGTAGGTGACCTTGACCGAACGGACGTGATCGGAAAGGCCCACCGAGTTCAGGAGGACGAATGCATTGGTGAGGACGAAACTGGCCATGGAAAGGCTCCTTTACTGGATGGCGGCGTTGACGGCGAACGTGCAGGAAGAGAAACCGGAGATCGTCCAGCTCGCGCGCCAGAAGGCGTCGGTGACCGGACCGGCGAGCGTGGAGAACTGGCCGCCCACGGCGGCGAGCGTGGAGAATGTGATACGGTCGGTCGGCGAGCCGAAACCCACCAGGGCCGCGCTCTGGATCTTGACGATCAACGTTCCCGAACCGGCGAGCGTGTAGAAGTGCAGCGCGCCGATCAGCTTCTGCAGCGAGCTGATCGCGCCCAGGTTGAAGATCGTGCCGGTGCCGGTGACCGTGCGCGCGGCGTTGGTGAGCAGCGTCCCGCGCGCCAGCGGGCCATCGCCGCTGCCCGACACCGAGAAGGCGAACATGTCGCCGATCTTCCCGCCGGGCGCGTAGGAGGCCGACTGCGCCTTGAAGCTGTAGGCGAGCTCGCCCTCGGCGCCGGTGAGCGGCCCGATCGTGATCGGCACATCGTTCACACCGAGCACGGAATTGAAGAGCGCGTCATCGACGTTGCCCACGCCGCCGTTCCAGTAACCGTCGAGCTGGAAGCCGACGTCGGCCAGGCCCGGGCGCCGGGTGTGTGTGGTGTCGATCAGCGTGGTCGCGTCTTTCAGATCCGCGGAATACTTCAGCGCGAGCGCGTTCAGGTCGCCGGAGAAATTGAAGCCCGCGGCGTAGAGCTTGGCATTGCTGAGGATCTGCGAGGCCATGTGTCAGGAATCCGTATGGTGGATCATCACTTCGGTGATCGTGCGATACAGCGCCACGTTGCTCACGAGCTCGGGCGGCGAATCCTGCTGGTTGTCGATGAAGCTGTCCTGAATCACGGTCGAGCCGCTGGTGCCGCGCCAGCGCTCGAGCGCCTGGCGGACCTGCTCCGTCACATCGCGCGCGTCCTTCGCCACGTTGCTCCAGGCGTCGAGCTGGAAGCGGCTGTGCACCAGGTTCGCGTCCGAGCCCATCGCCGACACCCGCTGCGCCGAGATCCGCGTGTAGACGATCGTCGGATACGTCGGATCCTGCGGCATCAAGTGCGCATAGATCCGCCCGCCGACCAGCGACGAGAGGCCGGCGAACCCAGTGAGCCGGGTGATCAACGCCTCCTCGATCACGACAGCAGCTCGCGGTCCGAGCGTTCGCGGATATAAGCGGCCGTCGCGTCGATCGCCGCCGGCGTCTTCGAATCGATTGCCGGCCGCAGGAACGGGCGCGCCGTCATCTTCGATGTGCCGAATTCGATGAAGCGCGCGTAGAAGGTATCCGTCCCCTTCTTACTCGTGCCTCCTACGCTGACACCGCCGATGATCATTCCGTTCTTGGACTGAACACCACGCGCGTGAATCGAATCCCTCAGCGCTCCACGATAGCCGCCATACAGCCTGACGTTCTCTCCGGAGGGATCGCCGACAGGACACAACTGTTTCGCCGCCTGCACGATCGTCTGCGCCCCGGCGCGGATCGCCCCGCGCAGGATGTTGCGCTCGAGCTTCACCGGCAACTGCTGCAACCGCTCGTTCAGCTCCTTCAACCCCTGGACCTCGAAATCGGCCATCACTGATGCTCCAGGCAGGTGAGCTCGATTTCGCGGTTCTTCTCGTTCAGGTTCGCCACCGAGATGATCTCGAACGTGCGCGTCCCGTAAATCACGCGCATCTTCGGCAGCACGCCGGCGATGTAGCGCAGGTGAATCAGAATCGGCTGCTGCGCATTGATCTGCTGCGCCTGGATCGCCTCGCGGCCGTTGTTCGGCGAGATCTCCGCATAGGAGCTGGCGAACGTCGCCCAGGTCTGAACCAGGCCGCCGATCGCGTCAGTGCTGTTCGTCGGCGACTGGATGATGATCGAGCGGCGGAGCTTGCCGGCGCGCACGTCAGTACAGCATCCGCCGGTACGGATCGAGCAGCCCGTCGATCCACTCGAGCGGCAACTCGGCCACCGAGATGCGCGTGTCGACCATCACCGCCTCGCGGTTCTCATACATCGTGCCCACCGAGAGCAGCATCCAGCCTTTCAGTCCTGACGGGATCTCGCCGATGAAAGTGTCGCCGCCGCCGATGCTGGTGATGTCGATCGCGCCGCCGCCAGCGGTCGCGGACAGCTTGTACTTGTCCGCGCTCACCACCGACTGCACGTAATAGTCCGTATACGCCGACAGCCCCGCCGGCATCGCGCCGTCGCCGTCCGCGCTGCGGTCGCGGTTCGACAGGCGCAACGTATCGTTCACCGCGAGCGTCTTCCAGCCGGGCACGCTGATCGTGTCGGCCGAGGCGTCCGCGACCAGCGGGCAGGCATAACCCGCGTCGAACGTCACCACCACCGCGCCCATCTGCGGCAACGGGATCGGCCAGATCTTCCCGAACGGCGGCGTGATGCGCACCGGGTCGGAGGAGGCCTCGACGATGTAATCCGTGCCGGCGGCCAGCGTCTGCAGCGTGCCGTCCATCGCGGTGTACTGCACCGATACCACCTGCAGCACCGGCCCGATCGGCAGCAGGATCGCCTGCCGCGGCAGACCGTAGGGCCTGCCGAAGGGCACGCCCATCAGGCTCGGCGCCGGGAAACTGTCGAGCACGTACTTCCAGCGCGCCGCCAGGATCTGGCATTGCGTCTTCTGTTGCGCATACTGCCGCGCCGCGGCCGCGAGAATCATCAGCACCTGGTCCTGCGCGGAGGTCGTCTCGCGCACGTGGCGCTTCGCCTCGGCGAGCGAAATCGCCTCGGCCGTGGCATCGCGGATGAGCTGCAGCGGCATCTCAGGCCTTCACCGGGTCCGGCCGGATGCCGAAGCGGCGCACGTGAAAACCGCGCACCTCGAGCCGATACGACATCTGCCCGAGCGACACCTTGATCCCGGTGGCGATCGGCCGCGGGTTGAGATAGCCGATCACCTCGGCATCGCCGGCGTGAACGGTGCGCGCCGGTTCGGCGCGACGGATATCGCTCACGCCCCGGCCTCCGGCGCGGCCTCGGCCGCTTGTGCGTCCTTGTCGCCTTCGGGCTGGATCGTCAACGCCAGATCGGCCTGCTCGGCTTCGGCAAGATCGACCGTGATCTCCGAAGCGATGCCGGCGGCCACCTGCCGCTGCGTGTCCTCGGTGACCGGATAGTGCTGCCCGGCCGCCCACTTCGGCAGCCCGGAATCGAAGAACGTGGTGTTGAACAGGATCCGCTTGACCTTCTTTGCCATGGCGACCTCCTCCGCTGAGTTGAACGCGCTCTAAAAAAACGCCTCCCAGAAGGAAGGCGTCTTGAAGAGAACGCTCGCTCAGTTGACGATCTGCACCACGTTCGCGGAGCCCAGGTTGATCGCCGGGCTGGCGCCCGCGTCCTTGGGCGGCTCGAAGCGCGGGTAGAACCCGAGCAGCTGCGCGCCGAAGATCGAGGCGGCCGTGCCGATGGTGACCGACAGCGCGATCCAGCCGAAGCCGTTCGCCTGGTCGAGATCGGAGGCGCGGGCGTTGATCATCGCCTGCTTGTTGTCGCCCGAGGCCTTGACGATCTGCACCAGCGCCTTGCCGGTGATGTCCTTCGCGCCGGTGCCGCTCGAGTCCGACGCCTGGCGCAGCTTCGCATCCAGGGTGGCGGAAGCGCCCAGCACGCCGGTTTCGAGCAGCGCCAGGAACGAATGGAAATTCTGCACGGGCACCCAGCTCGTCACCACCGTGCTGGCGGCGACGCTGGCCGGGTCGAGCGTGGTCAGGACTGCAACCCCATCGCTGGGGAGTTGGTTCGGAGTCATTGCCTGATTCCTTGGAAATGGCCGGAGGGAGCGGCGCGATCTCCTTACGGAGATGCGGCGCCTCTCCTAGCAGCCGTCGCGATCAGCGGGCCGCGAGCTGGACGAACGGCGACAGCGTGGTGCTGCCGTTGGCCGGGTTGATCGGATTGACGATCTTCGGCTGCCCGTCCATGCGGAAGGTGGTGCGGAACGCGGTGGCGTCGGCGTCGAAATACAGGTGCACCGAAACCGCGTTCTGCATACCGCCCGTCTTGGTGATGGTCCGGTAATAGGTCGGGTCCATCAGCATTACGTCGCCCTGGCTGGTGAAGCTCTTGGCGTGCTGCGTCACCATCAGCGGCCGGCCGAGCACCGAACCGTAGGGATTCATCTGGATCCCGCCCACCGCCGCCCCGCCCGGAAGATAGATCGGGTAATTGCCCAGGGTGAGGGTGAACAACGCCGGCAGGACGTTGTTGTTCATCATCCAGACGGCTTTGCCGAACGAGCCCGGAGGCAGGCGCGACATCATGTTCGCCAGATTGAGCGCGGTGAGCGTGAGCGTCGCCTGGCCGGAATCCTTGGCCTGCACCACGGCGGCGTTGCCCTGGAAGGCGCCCTGCGGCGTGCCGTTGCCCAGGCCCCACAGGATCGCCTCGTTCATTTTCCACATGATCGACTGGCCGACCTTCTTCGGCACGTAGCTGTTGAGCGCGTTGGTGTCCGCGAGCAGCTCGTCGGTGAGCGGCACCAGCGCCATCAGCTTGTACAGCCGCAGCGTGGTGGTCGAGAGTTTCGGCTTGGTCTGCGTGGCGGCCGAGGCCTCCGACTGCCAGTAGGCGCGCAGCCCGTCCGTGCCCCAGGGCGTGGTCTCATCCTTCGGATAGACCATGCTGTTGCCGGTGATCTCGTCCGAGTCGGTGAGCGGCAGCAGCGAATCCTCGCCCAGCGCGTGGGTGAAGATGTCCATCGAGAACTGCGGCGGAACGGCGAAACCGCCGTCCGGGCCCGGGCCCTCGCTGCCGAAGGTGGTGGGCGCGGCCGCGCCGATCGTCAGGCGAAGATCGATCGCCCCGCCGTTCCTGGCGGCAATCGAAGCGCCGATGATCGCCTGCGCGTACTCGCCGAAATTGCAGAACCCGCGCTTCGGATCGTCTTCCGCGCGATCGTGCATGCTGATGCGGGCGGCGTCCGGAACCTCGAGCATCCCGAGCTGCGCTTCCTCGGCGATGAGCTCCGCCTCGCGCGCGATCGATGCATTGAACGCCTCGATCTGCGCCTTGAGCCCGTCATATTTGGCCTGGTCTTCGGCCGAGAAGGCGCCGGCGGCCGCATCGGACAGGGCCCGCATCGCCTCGACGTCCTTGGTCTTCTTCGCCTGCAACGCGCGAATGGTCTTGCTGGTGATCGGCGCGGTCATGGCTGCGCCGATGGCGAGCATGGCTCCGCTTCCCCAGGCCGACGGATCCGTGAGCGTATAGGCCAGCGCCTGCGATTCCGGCACCGCCAGCACGGCGGCGCCGATGAGCACCGCGACGACAAGCGCCGCAGCGAGATAGCTTCGTTTCATGGATTTCTCCAAAAGTGGACAACAAAAAGCCGCTTTCGCGGCCCGTTCTTCACTGCACGCACCGTGCGATCGTCGGATCGCTCGCCGCCGGGCTCGTCGGAGCCGGCTGCGTCGGGCCGGTGCTCAGCCCAGATTCAGGAGGTCGATCTCGCGGGCCCGTGCAGACGTGTGCACCGGCCGGGTTTCCGCGCGCGCGCCGGACTTGCCGCGCACCTTCGACTGCATGTCGGCCACGACCTGGTCGAGGGTCGCGATCCGGTCGGCGAGGTTCGCCTTGACCGCGGCGGATGCGCCCAGCACGCGGCCCTGGCCGTAGCCCTCGCGCACGTTGGTCTGCGTGTCCTTGCGGTTGCGCGCCACCGCGCGCACGAAATCGTCGTAATAATCGTCGACGCGCGACTGGATGAACTCCCGCGCGTCGGCGCCGAGCGGCTCGTAGGGGCTGCCCTCGACCTTGTACTTGCCGGCCGAGATCAGCGTGGTCTTCACGCCCTCGGCTTCCATCATCTTCGAGACGTCGGTGTGCGCCGTGTAGACGCCGATCGAGCCCGCCTCGCCGCCCGGAGTGATCGCGAACTCCTCGGCCGAGCTCGCGATCCAGTAGGCCGCGCTCGCGGAGAGCGAATTCGCGACCGCGGAGACCGGCTTCATCCCGCGCGCGGCGAAGATCTGCTCGGCGAGATCCGCCACGCCGTAGACCGATCCGCCGGGAGAATCGACGTCAAGCACGATGCCGGCGATCGCCGGATCCGCCATCAGCGAGCTGAAGGCCTGGCCGAGCAGCTCGGTCGAAGTGTTCACCCCGGAGGACGAGTCCTCGACCAGGCTGGCGCGATGGCCGATCACGCCGTAGACCGGCAGCACCGCGACCGACCCGGGCGCCATCGCGCGCGCGCGATCGCGCCGCGCCGCAGAGATCTCCGGCGCGTCACCCACCGCCGCGCGGATCTCCTCCTGCGACAGTCGCGCGCCCGACGCCCAGCGGTACAGCACCGCCTGCATCGCGGCGAGCGTCTCGGGCAGCAGGCCCCAGGGCGTGCGGTGGAACTCGGCGATCAGGTGCAGCCCGTTTCTCATGATTTCTCCTAGACTGCCGCGATCGGCAGGATGCCCTTCAGCTCGAGCGGCGTGGCGCCGGCGATGCTCGTCGGCGCCACCACGCTGAAAACGTAGCTCACCCCCGGCTTGCCGCCCTTGACCGGCTGCAGCACCGCCGTGTTCGCCGGCGCGCCCGAGACCGCGCCGATCGAGGCGGCGCCGTTCAACAACGCCGCGGGAGCCGGATCCGTGCCGAGATTGCCGTCGACGCCCAGGAGCGACACCAGCACGCTCGTGATCGACGCGAGCGTCGCCCCGCCGCCCAGCGCGGCGAGCGCCGGACTGAAATCGAACGTCAGCGTGACGTTCTCCTCCGGATACTTCACATCGAACGTGCCGGCGATCGTCATGTCCTCGGATTCTTCCAGGTCACTACAAACTTCCGGCTGCCCTCGGCCGTGCTGAACGACCGCGCCGCGGCTTCCCCCCTGAACGCACGCGCCGCCATCGCGACATCGAACGTCCGCGCGGCCTGCGAACCGCTGAACCCGCGCGCGGCGAGGTGCACGATGTAGCGCGGATCGCTGACAATCGTGCCCGGCGGCGGCGTCCCGATAATCCAGGACCCCACATATACGAACCTGATCGAACGCTGCGGCTGCAGTCCGGTCAGCAACCACTGGAGCTGCTCCGGCTTGTAGAGCGCACTGAACGCCGGCTGCGCGAAAATGCCGATGCGCCGGATCTCGATGGCGCCGATCGGGAATCGTCCCTGCGGCAACCAATCGAGCGACTGCGTGATGGCCGGCGGGAATACGCTCCCGTCACTGCGCGCCCGGTCGAGCAACCTTCCGATATAGCGGTCCTGCGCCCACCATTGCAGCCCGCCCGGCTTGTACAGCGCATCGAACGCCGGTTGCTGGAAATCCCCGACCTTGCGCAGCTCGAGCGGAACTTGCGGCGCCGCTCCGCGCGGCATCCAGTCGAGCGTCTTCGGGTCGAATGTCTGCAACGCGATCGGCTGCTGAAACACCGTCCAATCGAACGGCGGCCGTTGCAAAGCGCGCCCGTAATACCTGTCCTGCGCCTGCCATTCCAGGCGGCGCGGATCGTAGAGCGCGACGAACGCCGGTTGCGCAAAATCGCCCAGGACCCGGCGCTCGACCGGGATCTGCGGCGCCCGGCCCTGCGGCGACCACTCGAGCTTCTGCGGATCGTAAGTGGAAGCAATTACCTGCTGCGGATAGACGCTCCAATCGAACGCGGCGTGCGGAAGTGCGCGACCGAAGTATCGGTCCTGCGGCTGCCAGCTGAGCAGCCGTGGATCCGCCGGCGGGATCGGATCGAGAATCGTGTACCGCGTGAGGCAATAATCGAGCGCGCGGCCAGCATAGCGGTCCGAAGCAATCCACTGCAGCCCCTCGGGCTTGTACAGCGCCTGGAACTGCGGCTGGACGAAATCTCCGAGCCGGTTCGGCGGAAATGCGCGCGCCGGCTGTTGAGCTCGCGGCAGCCAGGCGAGCTTCTCGGCGACGGGCTCGCGCCAGACCGGGCCCGTGACCGGCTGATATTGATACTGGGAGCGTTCCACACGCTATCGCCTTCCTTCATTCACGACCTTCGCCCAGGGCGTGCATTCCCAGCACTTCGCGCCGCCGCAGTGCGGGCCATTGCATTTCAGGCAGAAACCGCGCGTTCGGCCTGACCCGGGGATCACCATCCAGTGCTTGCCGCAATGCACGCACTGCAGCGTGTCGCGCTCGATCGTCGGTGCATCCGGCTCGACGATGATGATGTAGCCGGCCGGCCGACGGGCGGTTGCCGCCTCGCTCATTCGTCCCAGGCGAGGGTAACGTTGATGTTCGGCGTGCCGCCGGAGGAAATCGATCGCACGCCGATCCCGTTCGCGGTGCCGACGGTCGTGCGGAATTCGCGCCCGGGATTCGCGATCCAGGTGAAGGTTGCGCGCTGATTGAGCGCGATTTCCTCGAGGAAGTCCGCCTCGTAAGTCGGCTCCGTCATGGTGCCGCCGCGCAGATTGCATGAAGCCGCTGGCGTCTGCGGATCCGTGGGCTTTTCCAGCACGACGGTTCCGGCCGCGCCAGCCACAGTATGCCGGATGACGTCGAAGCGCGTCGCGATGTCCGCCGGCGTTGCATCCGATCCGAGAATGATCTGATGAATTTTTCCCACCGCGGCCGCGGCGGATTCAAGCGCGAGAATCGTCAGATTCGTTCCAGCGGGCGTGCGGTGTGCTCCTGTGTACGAGGCCATGATGGCTCCTTTAAGTTGGAACGATATCCGGCGGCGTCATCCCTGAAGCCACCACCTGCGGCTGCGAAAACACGATATCGCGCCAGGGGCGCGATATCGCAGACATCAGCGCGGGATCGAACGCCGTCCCGGTCGAGCCGGGAACGAAGTCGTCCGCGAAAATTCCGGCCTTGTCGAGCGCCGGATCGAAAATCCCGGCCGGCGCCAGCGCTGCATCGAAAATCCCCGCGCGCGACATTTCAGAACGAAATCACGATGGCATAGCCGTTGCCGCCCGTACCGCCGGCGCCGCCGACACCCGTGTTCATCCCGACACCGCCGCCACCGCCGCCGCCGCCGCCGCGGCCGCCATTGCCGCCGGCCTTGCCGGCGGTCGAAGCCGTGACGGTCGTGCCTCCTCCACCGCCGCCGGCGCCACCGATGGTCGAATTGCCGTCGGCGCCGTTCGCACCGACGGTCGGGCTCGCGCCATCCGTGCCGACGGCGCCCCCGCCGCCCACGGTGTAGGAATCGCTCGCGCCGCCGGCGCCGCCAGCGATGATGGCGGGAGTCGCGTTGTGCCCACCGCCGCTGCCGCCGCCGCCGGCGCCAAACACGGAGCTCGCCCCGATGCTCGCCGCGACGGGAGTGGACGCACTTCCGCCGCCGCCGGCGCCACCATACTCCGCGCAGCATTGATTGGTCGTGGGGACCGCGACGGTGCCGACCCCGCCCTCGCCGCCCGCTGAATTCTGCGTGCCGGTAGCCGCGGTGCCGTGAGGCGCCGGGCCGCCAGGCACCCCGCCGGAGGTCGTGCCCACCGCGCCCGCGCTCGTGGTGCCGCCACCGCCGCCACCGCCGCTTGCCGCCGCGGAGATCGCCCCGCCGCGACCGCCGCCGCCACCGTAGGCGATAAGGGTGGTGCCGAACGAGGTGTTGCCGCCTATGCCGCCGTCCCCGCCGGCGGCGCCTGCAACACTCGCCGCGCCCGCAGTGCCGCCAGCCCCGATGGTGACCGTGACGGTCGCCCCGAGATCAACTGTAGCGAAGGTTTCACGCTGAAACGCCCCGCCGCCGCCGCCGGCGCCGCCTTTCGCCACCACCGTCGTCGCAAGCGAGGCGCCGCCGCCGCCGCCCCCGCCGGCGCCCCAGAGACGAACGATAGTCGCCTTGGGCGTGAACGAGGTCGGCTTCGTCCAGGTGTTCGCGCCCGTTGCGGTGAAGACCTGGACATCGACCGGCCCCTGCGCGGTGCCTTTCACCGCGCCGATCGCGTCATAGACGAACCAGACGCCGTGCTCGTTCATGATCGCCATCTCGTTCGGCTGCAACGTGATGGTCTTGTACTTGAAGGTCGTCGGCCCCGAGAGAATCCGCTGCAGATTGAAAGTCTGCGCCAATGTCGCGTGCGTATTGGTCACGACCGCGGCCTTGACACGCGAGGAGATGTTCGCGCCAGGCGCCGCCAGCACATCGGTCGTCGCGGCGCCACTGATCGTCGTGCACTGATTCTTCGGCGAATCGACCTTCGGCGTCCCCGCCGTCGTGTCCCAGGTGGCGAAGTCGACCTGGACATCGAGCGTCGCCGTCGCCGCTGTCGTGACGACCTGCAGTTTTTCGCTCGCGCCGGAGATCTGGATCATGTCAAGCCCCTAGTCTCGATGCCCAAAGCGGAAAGACCGGCGGCACACCGGGCACAGAGTTCGGAATCCCGTCATCTGCCGACCAACCTTTCCAACCCCACGATCCGACATCGGCCTGCTCATCCAGCCCGATCCCTGGGTTGCCCGTGTTGTAGCCGGCGCCAGTCGAGTCGGTGTCGGTGCCGAGCGACGAACCATTCTTCCTGTACTGAATGGTGATCGCCGGATTTGATCCCGCGATCTGCATCGTCGTCACGTCGCCGTCGATCAAACCGCCGGTCGAAAAGCCACCGCCGATAAGCGTGAATGTTCCTTGACTGCTATCCCACCGCGCACTCTGAACGGCGTTTCCGCCATTCTCGAAGTCTCCCTCGTAGGTCTTGACGGTATCCGGAGAAGCCGTCGTCAGCATCCGGCAATGGAGTTCGGCCTCGGCCAAGCCAATCGCCCCGGGAATATAATGAGTGCCGGTGACGGTATAGTCGTTCGCCCAAACGCCGGTTTTGCGAGCGATCGAATCGTTCGTACTCGCCGAACCTGGCCCGAGGGCATGGCCGGGCGTGCCACCCGTAATGACGACGGGGTTGTTCCATGTCCCCGCCGGCAGATTGTCGAATGGCTCAACCGATACAAGATTGCCGCTGGTCGTGAAGGTTGTTGCGTAATTCATTCAACCTTCTCGTAGTGCTCCCAAAACACCTCATCGGTAACGTGGTGAACGTAATAGCCCTCCGTGCCACCATTGTGTTCGGGCGGCACCGAGAGAACATGATCTCCGGGCGCCACGACTAGATGGATGCGCCCGATGGTGAACAGGATTCCGTGCGTTTCCGGCGTGCCCTTGAAGTGCGCCACCAGCTCGTGCTCATTCATCGGCGAGCCATCTTTGTGGTGCCCGGTCGTCAACCGCTCCGGATGCGGCACTTGCACCGCGGGATGATCGCCGTGCTGCTGCCAGCAGATATACTCGCGGACGGGTTCCTTGCGCCTGACCTTCATCAGCATCCGCTCCCGGCCCACTTTGATGTCGCCGCGTCCCAGCAATTGAACCCATGGTCGAGCGTGTTCACATGGATCACCCCGCCCGACGACTTCGCGCTCGGCGCGGCCATCTCGAGGCTCAACGTCTGCCCCGCGTTGGTGAAGGGATTCTTCGTATCCACGCCAGCGCGCGTGACGGTCGAGCCCGAGAGCTTCCAGATCACGCCGCTCGTCTCCGTGAGCTGCGGCACCAGGTTCTTGCAGCTCGGCCAGCGCACCAGGTCGAGCTTGCCGACGCAATCGCCGAGCGCGCTCGCGGTTGATGCCGGAGGCGGCGAAGGCGGCGGAACGGGTACGGGCACCGGCGTGGGAGTCGGAACCGGCGCCGGCGGGGACGGCGGCGCGATCGGCGGCGTCACCGAGGCGATGAGCGTCGCCGGCGAGGTCGAAAAACTCTCGATCGCGTTCAGCACCGTGACGAAAGACGCCGACAGCGCCGCGCCAAAGGCGTCGCTATAGGTGAACTGCACCGTCCCGCCGGCGGGGACCGCGACCGGCGTGATCGGAATGTTGAACGGCGCGACCGTGGACCAGTTCTTGCCCGAGACAGCGAGCGTGACCTGAAGCCCGGTGATCGTCGCCGCGACGGGCGAAACGAGCGTGACCACAGTGGGCTGCACGCTTCCCGTCAGGACGATCGCGCTGCCGACCGCACAACTCTGCATGAAGCAGCCGTTCTGGTACATCTGCGCAACCGCGCCCGACAGCGTCGGCCTGGCCGCGACGATGGAGTCGAGCTGCGTGGTACTCATGGTCTGCGCCAATGCGCTCGAGCAGATCAGCAGACATCCCAGCAGAAGAGAACGCTTCTTCATTGCTTTATTTTCTCCGTTTTTTGACGGCACACGAATCGCATACGACGTCGTTCGGCCTGTCCTGATGTTCGATGATCCGCACCGGCGCATAGAGCGCCCTGGTGCATCGCGCGCAAGGCCCGAGACAAAGGCGAAGCCCCAGGCGAACGTCGCGATACGATGACGCCAGCTTCCGCCCGGCCGATCCTTTACGTAAAGTCGCGATCGATGCCACTAGCCATCGCCTTATTGCATGCGCGCCGCGAGTTCAGCCGCGGCCGAGGCTTCCCACGATTCGAGCGTCGCATTGATGTCGACGCTTCCGCGCAGCTCCTCAAGCTGCGAAGCGCACCATTCCAAAGCCGGCTCCATCGCGCACAACAAATGCTTGCTGATATATCGCGCGTGATTCTTGTTGTAAAACTCCCGCGCCGACTCATCGAACTTCGGCAGCGACATCAACTTCCGGACGGCCGCGACTTCTTTATTCACGATGCGTTCGGCGATCACAAGAGCAAGAGCCTCCGCGCGCGCGACATTGGCGTCCTTTTCCTTCGTCGGCACGTCCTCGCCGTCATCCGCCGGCGGATCCTCCGCAGGTGCTGGCGCCGCACTGCCCGGCTTCGGCTTCTTCGGCGGCGTCCCCGCCGGCTGCATATTGAGCGGCTCGAGCGGCTCGTCCAGTCCCGGCAGCGGCTTGAGATTCCTCGAGACGCGCACTTCGTTGCGCGTCAGGTAGCCGTTGGTAATGCCGCTGGCGAAGTACTCGCTCATCGCCGCCAGGTCGCCGCGCAGCAGATTCTCGAAATCGAACTCGACGCAGAGATCCTCATCGTCGCCGAGCAGCTGGTCCTCGATCGCCGCTTCCCACCGTTCCGCCCAGGGCGTCATGGTGAAGGTGACGAACTCGAGCGATTGCTGCTCGATGTTGTTGTTGGTCGAGCGCGACAGGTCGCCGACCAGGTGCGGAGGCATGCGGAACCAGCGGCAGATATCCGGCACTTTCGCCGCTTTCGCCTCGACGAACTGGCTGTCGCGGTTCGTCAGTCCGATCTCATGATATTTCATCGCGTTCTCGAGCACCGCGGTCTTGCCGCGGTTCGCGCCGGCCTGCGCCTGCTGCCAGGACTCGCGCCAGGCGCGCCGTGAGTCGTCGTCCTTGAACTTGCCCGGGAACTCAATCCAGCCGCCCATCGGCCGCGCGTCGTTGTTGAAAAAGCGCGAGCTGAAATCCTGTTGCGCGAGGCCTTCGCCAATCGACTCGCGCGCGTAGTCGATCACCGACAGCCCGGTGAGGCCGTTGGACGACAACCCCGCCACCTTGAACACTTCGCCCGGCTGCAGAATCTCGTCCGCGCCGTTGTTTTGCCTGATGAGGTAGCGGTAGGCGCCGTTCGGCAGGACCTCGATTTTGACGCGATCGGGATGCAACGGCTGCAGTTCCTGGACCTCGCCGCGCGAATTTGCGACGATGCGGTTGTAGCCGGTGCCGCGCAACGCGATATGACCCTGCTGCATCTCGCGCCATTCGAAGGCGTTCTGCCAGCGGTTGGTGCGCTTCGCCAGCAGGTCGTAGAGCCAGTGATCGGTAACGACGTCCTTGCCGCCATCGTCCTTCTCGCGATAGAGCACGAACGGCAGCGACGCCATGGTTTCCGCCAGGACGCGCACGCAGGCGAACACGACCGAGAGTTTGAGCGCGGTATCGCCCGAAACGCGCTGGCCGGAGCTGGTGTGCATCGACACCGGCTCGACCCAGAAGTCGCCCCAGGGCGAGCGGTCGTCGACACCGTCCGCGCGGAATTTCGAGAGGAACATTACGCGCCACCGGCGCCGGACTCACCCTCCTTCTTTCGCGGCGCCGCGGCGTCGTGGACGCCGTAGCGCAATGCGATGCCTCCGGTCAGCGTGACGAGCGCGATGCCTCCGATCATGAGCCCAGCCGCCGGATTCCACATGATGCCCCCGAGAGTCAGCAGAAACCAGCCGCCGAGCAGGCAGCCGTTGAATACGTTCGCGTTCATACGACAAGGACCTCCGTGGGCGCTTCCGCATCGAGCGGCTGCGCGAGCGTGCGGGCGACCGCCATGATCAGTGCGATGGCCGGATCGATCTTCTTGAAAGCATCGTCCTTGCGCGGGTAGATGTTGTCCTTGGCGTCGCGATGGCAGACCACGTTCGCAATCGCCCAGCTCAGCACCGGGTCGCCGTTGTGGTGCAGACGTCGGGACGCCCCGGGCCCGTCGCCGTTCAGGGCGACCAGGGCTTCGATCTCTTTCATCGCCGCCGAGAAATTCAGCACCGTCGGCCGGATCTCGACCATCGGCACGCCCTCGCCCATGAGCTCGGTGGCGAACTGCGTGAGCTGCGCCGGGTCGAAGGGCACCTCGGCGAGCTCGAAGCGCTGCAGGTCGCCCTTGATCGCCTCGGGCGCGGCCTGGTCCTTCGATCCGATGAGTTCCTCGCGCACCGCCTCGATGTCGAGCACGTTGCCCGGCGTGGTGCGGATCCAGCCGTCGCGCGCCCAGGCTTCGAGGTGCTCGTTGCCCTTCTCGCGCGTCACCGCCTCGTTCAGGTAGTAGCGGCCGAAGACGTAGTAATGCCCGTTGCGGCGGAACATTTTGATCTTGGCGAACAGATCCTTCTTGAACGCGGCGTCGAGCGCGATGATGCAGCGCTCGCCGGCGAAGTCCTCTTCTTTGAGCGAGCGGTCCGTGCAGGCATCCCACTCGAGCATGTTCATCCAGGCGGAATCGGCGTTGACCCAGACGTCGAGCCGCTTGGTCAGGAACTCGTTCAGAGCCTGCGCCTGCACCCGCGCGATCGCGGCCATGCGCCGCAGGTCGTCCGGATCCACGGATATCCCGTAATTCGGGTTCGCCTTGCGCCAGATCGCCTCGTCGAAGACGTCGTCGCCCTCGTCGATAGTGTAGATAATGACGAAGAAGCTCTCGTCGTCGACCGCTTCGCCTTCGACGCGGTGGCCCATGCCGCCGTGGCGCTTGAGCACCTGGTTCAGCACCTTGGTGCCGTAGGTGCGCTGGTCGTAGCAGACGCCGGCGCGGTTCGAGCCGGCGGTGGTGATCTTCCAGATGAGCGGCTGCCGGCGGGATCCCGTCGAGGAGTCGATCACGTCGTGCACCGCGCGCGTCTTGTGCGCGTGCAGCTCGTCGATCAGCGCGCAGCTGGCGTTCAGCCCGTCCAGGCTGTCGCCGTCGGAGGCCAGCGGCACGAACTTCGAGGCGGTCTCGCGCACCGCGAGCGCCTTGCGAAAGATCTCGACGCCGAAGCGCCCCCGGAATTCGGGCTCGAGGCGCGCCATCTGCTGCGCGATCTCGAAGACGATTTTCGCCTGCTCTTCCTTGGTCGCCGCCGAGTAGACCTCGGCGCCCTGCTCGCCTTCGGCGGTGAGCATGTAGAGGCCGGTGGTCGCCAGGTCGGTCGTCTTCGCGTTCTTCCGCGGCACTTCCTCGTATACCGTGCGGAAGCGGCGCCGCGGGCGCTCGTCCTGCGGCACCGTCGCATTCTCGTTCGCGACGGTCTTGTGCACCCAGCCGAAAACGCAGGCGTGCTTGAACTTCTGCCACGGCTCGAGCCGGATCCGGCTGCCGGCCGCCCAGGGGCCGAAGCCGTCCTTGACGTGCGGCATCAGCTCCTTGAAGCGGATCACCGCATCGGCCAGGTCGGGGCGCCATTCGAAAGGCCACACCGGGTCGTTCTGCCAGCGCTCGAGATCGTCGAGCTGGCGCTGGCATGCCGCCTTCACCCATTTGCAGGCCGGGATCAGCCCGGCGACTACCTCCTGCGCATACTCGATCGCCTCGGCGACGTGGTCTACTTTTTGTAGGCTCCCCATCCGCCCTCCTGGGGACTCTCGACACCCGGCAGCGCAAGCTGCGGATCCGAGGCAGTGACGCGCGTGCGTGCCGCCGGCGACATGCCGAACTCGGCGAGGAATTTCGCCATCATCTCGAGCGCGCGGTTGCGGATCTGAAGCGGCACCGAGATCTGCTTGTAGCCAGAAGGCGTGTCCCAAATGCGGCCGCGCTCACCCGTCGCATCGGCCGCGAGCTCCTGGTCGCCGATCTTCTGCGCGCCGTTCAGCTGCGCGATCCGATTCTCCGCCCAAACGTAGTCGCCCCAGGCGGTGCAGTAGCCCGCCAGCGCAGCGCGATCGATCTGCGAGATCAGGCCGAGCACCTCGAGGTGCTTCGTGATCCGGCGCCATTCGCGCTTGGCCTCTTCGGCCAGGTGCGAAGGCATGACCGGGATCTTGACTGGTGGCCGCACGGTCTCGTCGAGCAACACCCCGAGGTTCTTCTTGCTCGGATTGTTGTGAAGCGCGTGCACGTTCGCAGGAAGCGCGCGACGTCCCATGATTTGGCTCCTATACCCCCTCTTGCTATACCCCCCTCCCGAATTTCCCGGTCATCGCGGAGTTGTTGCGTACGCGGTCGCAGAGCGAAACCGTTCAAGGATTTGAACGCCCCCTGCCCACCTGGTTGCCGAAGCCGCCATCTTCGCGAGCTGTCTTAGCGTCGTGGCATCCCTTGGCCATCGACTGCCAGTTGTTGTGATCCCAGAAGAGCGCGCGATCTCCGCAGTGCGGAATCTTGTGGTCGACTACCGTCGCAGCGCGCAACCTGGCGCGCCCTTCATCACACTCGGGACACTGACAGAGCGGGTGGGCTCGCAGGAACGCTGCTCGTGCCTTCTTCCATGCTGCGGTGTACAGCCGCTCGTTCGAATTACCACGCCTGGCGTCGACCTCGCGCCTACGCTCTACCCGATGCTTCGCGCACGTCCCCTCGCCCAGCACGCCGCAGCCTGGGTAGGGACAGGGACGTGGCGCGGCAAATGGCATGAGCAGAAATGGAAAAGCCCGGCGGTCGAGCCCGGGCTTTGAACACTACAACTTCCAGCGTAGCGGTAAGTTAACGACAAATTCGCGTTTTTGCAACTAGGTTGGATTTCGATCTAGGCGGCGATCCGTGTTTCCTTAGTGGATTCCTGACGTTGCCGCTTAAAACAAAGCCGGTTGAATACCATCTGCGCGCGCTCGACGCGCCGATAGTACGTGCTGACGACCTTGCACCCGCATCGGCGCGCCTTGGCCTTCGGCGTGTCCTTGCTCAAATGATGGAATCGCAGCGCCTTGGACAGGTCGGGCTGCATGGCGCGCAGAATGCGCCAGGTGTCCTCGGCTTCTCCCATGAGAATCGGGATCCTGCGCACTTCGTCGCGCGGGCTGTCATCGCTCGTCAGCCGATATGCCGGGAATGGCGAGATCTTGCCGCCGATCTCGAGCACCTTCACGCCGCCGTAGTACCAGCGCCCCCAATTTTCGAGACGACGGGCGATTTCTCGCTTCTGCTCCTTCGTCAATATCATTTCCGCTCCTTCAATCGCTCGGCGCGAGCCAGGGCCTGGATGCGAAGGCGCTTGAGTCGAATCTCAGGCGGCGCGAAGATCACTCGCCGCAGTCCAATGCCCATGCGCGCAAGCAACGATCGCTGCTCGCATTCCGCTGCCTGCTTGCGCTCCAACTCGCGCAGCCGCGCGTGCGCTTCGGCATCCAGCTCGTCGCTCTCGATGCGAGCCGCGACCTCGGCGGGATCACGATACATCCACTGCGGAAAGATTTTCGCTCGCGAAGCCACGCTGGGCGGGAAGTCGGGGAATGCGGGGGATGTTTCCCCTCGCTTCTTTAATTTCGCATGCATTATCTATTTCTTTTCTTTTTGACACTTTCCGCGTATGAAAGAAAACATATCCCTAATAGCCCGATACCCCGCGCACCGATCCAACCCGGACAGGAATGCGGCAAAAAAGCCGCCAATTCTGGCCGAGCGACACCAAAACAAAGCCCGCACTTCCCGTTATCCCTTGTCGAACACCTCCACTTTCCAGAGGGCGACGTGGTTCAGCTCGCCTCCCTTGACGAATTGCTGGCCCTTGGCGCGCCGGCCGGCGTAGCGTTGAAGCCATTTGCCGAGGCGCCGGCTGCTGATCGTTCCACCGCGATCGGTGGCGATCTCGCGAAAAATCTCCTGCAGCGGTGACGGCTTGTTCTGCGCGAGCGTGTCGAGCTGCGCCTGCTGGACAGCCTCCCGTGCGCTCGTCGGCTTGTCGTTGAACGCCGCCAGCCATTCATGCATCAGCCGCAAATGCTCGCCGCGGTCCGGATCCTCGTCCTCGAGCGCCTTGATTGACGCGCACGGATCCTGGCAGCCCAACCAGACCAGCGGTGCGCGCACCATCTCCGACCAATGCTCGAAGCGTCCCCAGGGCGGCACCCGGTTCTTCCCTTTCTCGCCCAGGGCGATGAAAGCCCGCATCACCGTCAGCCCCGCGGCTACGAGCTGCGGGCGGTGTGCCATGGCCCATTCGCGCAGATCGCGCTCGAATTTGCGCTCCTCGGGACGTTCGACTTTCGGGTCGATCCGACACAAAAGAGCGCGAGTGCGAAGATCGCCGGCAATCACCAGGTGATTGCCCGTCGCGAGAATCAGCGTCGTCGTCGGCACACGCGCCATCTCCGATCGCCCGAGCACGCGCTGGCTGAAAGTTTCGGAGGTGAGGATCGAGCAGAGCCATTCGCCCTGCAGGGGGCGCTCGATATTATCGATCAGCACCACCGCATCGCCTTCCACCAGGACCGCGAGCGCGCTCTTCTGCGCCTCCTCGTCGGTGGCGGCGAAGCTCATCGCCGGCGCCGACGCCCCGGTGGCCACGATCGAAATGAAGTCCGCGAGCAACGTCTTACCCGACGCCATCACCGGCGCGCTGATCGCCCCGAGCGGCGCAGCGGGCAGACTGCGCCGCACCAGGCCGCAGAGTATCAACGCGAGCGCCACGGAAAAATTGACCCCGGGCACCGGCTCCGCGTCCGCGCTCGAGGGCGGATCGTCGAACGGAAATGTGTAAAGCGCTTTCTTCAGCAGATCGAGCCCCGCCAGTGCATCCTCGCGCGTCGGCTTCTCCGGTATTTCTGGAAACTCGATGCCGCAGGGGTCGTACCAGCAGCGCATCGCCTTGTCGTAACCGGGCTTCTGCAACAACGTTCCATCAGGTCGCAGGGTCGGCGCGCTGATCGCGGAGGCGAGCTCGGGCAGCCGCCAATGTCCGGCGCGCGACAGATAACTCGCCGCAACACGATCGGGCGCGTTGATGCGCTTCCAATCGTTTAAACGCGAGTCGAAGCGCTCCCAGCGCGCAATCCGCGTGAACGTCTCCACCAGGTAGGGCGCGTCGACCATCATGATCGACAGCGTTCCCGGCTGGCGCTTATAGCTGCGCACCGTATGGCTCGAGCGGCGGATCACCCGAACCAGCATGCGATCGCGCTGGAACATCAGCTCGCCGGCGCCGAGCAGCGCATCCTCGGCCTCGGTGACGATCGACGGCAGCTTCCCGTCGATCCAGCGGATCAGCGGCCGCTCTTTGCCCGGCTCCTCGGCCCCGTCGCTGCCATCATCAGGCGGCGGAGCTCGTTCGCTCCCTCGTCCACCGTTCGCCCTTGGCGTTCCGAGCCGCTCCGACAACCAGTTGAGTGCTTCCGCCGGCGTTGATGCCTTGCCCCACTCCATCACCAGGTCGATCGGAGTGCGCCGGCCTTCGCGCGCATCGCCCATATCGCTTACGCCAAAATCGACGATTCCCTGATTCGTGATCGAGAGATCTTCCTGCAGACTCCGACCGAGATCCTTTGATTTGACCCGCCATCCTAGCGACGATCGCTCCGCGCTCGGGAACAGTGCGGGCACCCACATATCCAGATTCGAGATCGCGGCATCATTTGCAATGGCGAAATCACTCTTTCCGGCCCTTGAGGATTTCGCCACCTTCGCCCCTGGTCGACGAGTTTTCTTCGCCTGGTCGACCGTCGCGCGCAAGCGCTTGAGCGTGTTCGCGTCGATCGCATTGACCTGGTCGGGGGTGCCGGGATAGTGCTCGCCCGTCACCGTGAAAAATTGCCGGCCGCAGAACACCTCGACGCCGATATCGTTCGACTTGAACGATTCCGTCTCGCCGAACACGTAGATATGCACGCCCCTGCGCGAGGGCGAATACTCCGCGAAGCTCGAGCAGGCCTCGATCATGCTCGAGGCGCGCTTCGAGATCTCCCCGGTCTTCTCGTCGATCACCTGGTCGAGATCGATCCCGATCAGCCCATCACCAGGCAGGAACGCGAAACCGATGCCGTCGAACTTCTCGCCGGCGTCGGTCGTCCCGATCGAGCGCATCTGCATTGCGAAATCGAACGTCGTCAGCGCCTGGCGATCGGCCTCATCGCCCTGCTTGCCGACGCGGCGATGCCCGCTCGCGTAATACGGCATCTTCGCCGGCTTCTTCTGCCCTTCCTTGGACTCGAACCGCCACACCAGCCATTGCGTGCGGCTCCTGAGAGCCTCGGGGACCATGTTTCAAGGACCGGAGGAGCCGCGCACTTTGCTCGCGTAGCTCCATGGATGCTCCGCCCCGGGCGCATTGATCCTGCCCTTCCGCGAATAATCGCGTTCGCGCGGCTCCGTGCCGCTGAACGCGAAAACTTGCAGCTCCCCTTTGTTCGGGCAGACCCTCCCGTCGACCACCGAATAAGGCATGCCCGTCGCGTGCGGAATCATCGGCGAGGTGAAAATCGGTGACGGGGAAGCAGGCGATCGCGGCTCGGGAATTGCGACGCCGTCATCCGGTTCGGGCGACGACGTTGCGGGCTCCTTCTCGATAACCTTCCAGCCCTTCCGCTGCCCGCGGCGCTTCTTTCTCTGCGGCTCGATCAATCCGCGATCGAATAGCCGGGCCAGCGCGTAATAGGCCGTCGAGCGGTGCAGCTTCAGCGCGGCGATCGCATCATCGATCGTCGAACCGGGATGAGCTTCGAAGAACTCCCACAGCTCCGAGGGCGCGCCCTCGGGAAGGATGCCGCGCGAGCGGGGCACGGCGGGCGCCTACTTCGCCGCCCTTAATGGATAGATCCCCGCAGTTCGGCCCTGGTCGACGAGCTCCTCGAGCTTCGCCACCGCCTCGGCAAACTCGCGTTGGATGCGCGCCTTCTCGTCCTCCGGATTCAGCGCGCCGGGCCGCTCGTGCAGCAGCTCATCCGCCATGAAGAACAGAGCCTCGGATCGCTTGCAAAACCGCGCCAGCGAGATCACCTGGCCGAACCGCAGATGCTGATCGCCGTTCGGATTGGTGCACGCCTTGAGCCAGGCGTAGGCCGAGTCGGGCTTCAGATCCGGCCGCAGGAACGTCGCGCACTCCTTGAAACTGCGCTCGCTGCAGGCAATCGTCTGCTGCAGCGCGTCGAATTCATCGTCGTAGAAGAGCTTCATACCGGTCTCCCCTAAAAATTATGGTTCGTTAGGGGTGCGCGCCCCGGAATAAAAAAATATGCTGGCTGTGCCATCAAAAAAAATCCCCCGGAGCCAAGGGAGGAGGGAGACTCCGG